TTCTTTATTGATAGCTGGGCTTAAGTTGATTATGCCGTCAGCATCAGGTACGTTGTATGTTTTAGCTGAATTATTGGAGAATGCATTTGTTATGCCTCCCCATTGTCCTTTCTTACGTGGACTTTTAGCTATTTTTTTGGCTTTAGCTTTTGATGATTCTGAAGCAGCTGCTGATGCAAGTACTTTTGCAGATTGTAATGCTACGCCTCCGCTTCCCATTACTTTTGTTGCTGCTGCTGTGTTTACTAGTGTAGGGCTTTTAAGTATAGCTTTATTAACTTTTTGTGTGACCTTTGCATTTGAAGCTTGCTGTTTGGCTGTAGCCAATTGGTTCATTGCTCCTAGTGGGTCTAAGTTTTCTATATTAGCTTGTGATCCTGATGGTGTTGATGCTCCGCCCATATTTTTGGCGAGCATAGGATTTAGCCCTGCTTTTTTCATATCTTCCATCTGGCGTTGATATGATGTGTCCGAGTTATATTGTTGAAACTCTCTGTTTTTCTTAGCTTCGTCTTTTCTTGCTGAATTACCTAGTAGACCAGATGCCAACCCAACTACCGCCCCTAAGAAGGGACGTATCAGGCCAGCCCTGACTAAGTAGTCAGAGTAGGCTTGAATAGGTTGGTAGATGAAAGAAAATTGTTTCATCTTAGAAATGGTCGATTAGGCCAGGGACACTATATGTAGGCATTGGACGTGCTGTTCGGCAGTCTATATGCGTATCGAGTATAAAGTGTGGTTCAGTTGGTACTACTACAACTCGGTTAATAGGAGGATTATCCTCGATGAATGTAGAGTTTAACTGCGGTTTGTTAGCGAAGTCTTGTGAGAGATGCCATACATCCAATGATAAGGCAGCGTCTGAACGAAGTCGGCCTGTGATCTTTGAAGGATAGTAACGGTATTCGGCCCAACGTTCTTGGTATCCAAAGGTTTCATCGTCTTCTGAAGTACCTTGTGCATAGATTTCCTTGTTTAGAACTTCCTGTTCGCCCAAATGTGCTAATGTGGGCCAGTAGAAGTCGTATTTAGTACGGCGTGAGAACATACGGTTTACGCCTTGTTGGTATGTGAGATCTGCTCTAGCTGATACTAGACCAATGATCACGCTATGTTCAGTAAATGATTTGGTAAAACCATCATTACTGGACGCTACAGTGCCATATCCTGCGGTTTGTCCTAAGTAACTAGAACTTGATACGAAGTCCGAGCCTGAAGCAGTGGCTGCTACAGGTGTTACATTGACTTGTGATGTTGAACCGCCGAGGAATTCTGGACGTTGTAGGCGTGCGTCTGGTGATGTTACGTTAAAATGGCTTTTAACAATTTCTGTGTAACGAGTTCCGCCTCGTGCATCTTTTTCTGCTAAGCGTTGTAGCTGGAATGCTTGTCGGAGTGAGTTGATTGTGGAGGCTGTGGCTCCTGTTAAGTCAGCTTCTAGACCAGAAGCATAAGTTAACGGTGTTGTATCTGATACAGTAGCTCCTACGGCCTGACGTATAGACTGCGGGAATGATGTAAATGCTGCTACTGTGATCTCGTTTGATCCACTGTTGAATTTAAGATCTCCAGTTGATGTTATAGGGGCTGTTGTACCTAAAGGTAGCTCAATCCCTGGCCCTTTTTGTGGCCACGGTAAAGCGGATGTAAAGTAGTCGTGTCGTTTGCCACGTCTTAGTAGTGTATAATCTCCGTCTGATAGATTATCAGGGCCGTCTCCAGTTGGTACGGGTACGGAGTCTTGAAGGTTTTGGTCACGGAACCATTCGTTCCAAATTAGATTATAGGCTCTGTGCCAGAATGCACTTACTGAAAGACCTGTAGCTTGTGCTGCAATAGGAAGGCCCATATAGTCTTCAATACTGTTTTCTGCAAAGCCTGTGTTAGCGTCGTCTACGAGCTGTGGAACGATGTAGTCCGTTGTGTCATCTGGGTTGGCTTGTTCGCCCATAAACTTTTGAAAGTTTTCCCAGATTAGTCGTACTGGTACAGCAAAATAATGCGTGTCCAGATACATATTGTCCATCACTGGCGTAAGTGGTGTAGCCAATCTGCCAAATGTTTGTGTATTGACGTTAAATGTGTCACCAGGAAGTGCTTCGTCTATATAGAATGGAATTAGTTTTCCTGCATCAAATGCAGTTTTGTGTGCGTGTGTCCGATTAAAGACGGAGCGGGGGGTGTCTACCTTGGGTACTTGGCTGAACTGATGTTGCATTACTGTCTTCATAAAATTATTTCTGGTTCAAGTGGTTTTTCTTTTGATTCGTATTTGGCTTAGATGGAAAGCTTCGCTTTTTATTGGCTTATATCCTGCGGATGGCTTTAGTTTTTCTCGTTTCTCTCGAAAAGGTGTCAGTGGGGACAGTTACAACAAGAGAAGAACTGTCCCCACGACACACTAATCGCTGCTTTCTGTTGGTTCTGCTACCTCAGAAACCACAGTTTCGGCAGGAATGTGTTCTACCTCAGGTGTTGGAATAAGACCCATTTTCTGGGCTTCTTCTGCGTTAGCTGGATTGTCGATGAAATCGAGTAGATCAGCTACGTTGTTATTAAATTTTGCACGTACATCAGAAGGTAAGTTAATGAATTCTTCTTGTGCTTGTGCAATTGAAGTTTGTGCTTCCGTATAGTCAGAGACTTCGGAAAAATCGCCAAACATTGGTTGTCTGTTACCTTGTGGTAGTACTCCAGACATTTTGGAACGGTTTACAATAGTGTTGATATTACATTCATCTGCGAACTCTGTTTTGGTTCGTGATGTTGTTCCAGAGAAATCGATTTGTTCTCTGATTGAATTGAATATTGTAGAAATGTGTTCTGGTTGTGTATTTCTTAGGTTCATAGATATTTTCTTATTGATTCTTCACTTTCTTCAGTGACTTGTGATTTAGCAATAGCTCCTGTAATGAATTGTGGTTGTGCTTCAGATGTGATGATTCCTTCGTTATCATCGAATGTGCCAATCTTGTATAGATTGAAATCTTCGGGATTTGCGTGAATTGTAGTTTGCGGGTCTGATGCTGCTTGTTCAAATGAACGAGTAGCGACGCCATCGTTGATAGCGTAGAATGGATTCCCGTAGGTTCCTGCTTTAGCATCTTTGATAGAATATACATTTTGTGTCATAGTGTGTGTGTGTGTGTGTTTATTTTGGTAGTGCTTTATGCAACTACCGAGAGAAGTTGGAGGGCCTCTGGTGTGAGAGTGCCCGTTGTAATTAAAAGTCCTATTAAGATCAATGTCTTAGGTGTTAACTTTGTTTTAATGTTACAAATAAATTTTTTCATACTTCGATGGGTCGTGATTTCATTTTCAATTTTGCAAATGTAACTTCCTCTTTAACTGGAAGTCTAGCATAATTTTCAAAATCTGTGTTATTTTTTGCTTTTTTATACCTTGCTAGCTTTATGTCTTCATAAGCTTCTGGGGTATCTTGTTCAAGAAGATCCATATAATATTTTGGTGGAGTCATCTTTTGATCTCGCATTACGACGAAATCGTCAGGGAATATTTCATCTTTAAATTTGTCGTAGTGTGTTTTGCCTATGCCTGGCCGTCTGCTCATTGTGCAGTATTCTGGTATTTTACCGTTGTAATGGTTTGCTGCTTGAGGGCCTGTTACTTTTTTAAGTATGTACCTAGCTGTGTATGCAGCTGTTTCGAAGTTAGCTTCGCCTATTAATGAGTGGCCTTGATGTTGCCAGCTTTTGTCTAGTGTTTCAGAAGTGTATAAGTTGTTGCCTTTGTTGTGTTTAAAGTACTTCCGATCTGGGAAGTTGTATCCAAAGAGTATGGCGTGGTGGTGTGGTCTTGATAGTTTTTCACCGTATTCACCACAGTGAAAGTAACGGATTTTGGCTCCCGTATTTTTACGGAGCCTTTTCATAAAGTTTTGGAAGTCTGACTTTACGAGTGACTCCTGTGGGTTCAGGTGTTCGTCGTCGAAAGTTAGAGTGATGAAGCTGTTTTCGGTATGTTGTCTCATTTCGTGGACACAACGCATAGCCCATTGTCGACTTCTTTCTAATCGACAGCCTACGCATTGTCCGCACGGAAGAGATACCTTTAAATCAGGGTAGCCTTCAGTTGGAGAGAATGTAACGGCCCATTTGCCGTTTGTACGTCCAGCCTTAGATCTATACCCCTGTAGGGGATAGTAACAAGGCATTGATCATAGACGTGTACCTCCACGCATCACAGAGGATGATGTGGAGATGTTTTTATAATGTGTACGAGAAGCAGTACTTGAGAATGTACGCTTGCTAGTGCTTGAATTTAGTTTTTTACGGTAAGTCATTTTGTTTTATTTCTGAATATATATTTATTTTTACGGTCTGCGAATGCTCTTCGCCGTTCTTTATTGATAGCTGGGCTTAAGTTGATTATGCCGTCAGCATCAGGTACGTTGTATGTTTTAGCTGAATTATTGGAGAATGCATTTGTTATGCCTCCCCATTGTCCTTTCTTACGTGGACT